GGCAGCGGACGTGGAATCAACGGAAGCCTGTGTATATTCCCAAGGATAAATTCTTGTTATTTAGGCCATCTGCGGCACGTGGAAATCCTGAGGGTCGTAGTGCTTTGAGGACATGCTACCATTCGTGGTATTTCAAGAAGAAGTTAGAAGTCACCGAGGCGATCGGAATTGAGAGAGACTTGACTGGTTATCCGGTAATAAAGCCTACGATGGACATATTTGGAAATTCTAATTTAGCGCGATCTATGCGTTCGTACGCCGAAAGTATGGTAACAAGAATTCGTAAGGATGAACAGATGGGAAGTGTCCTGCCGCCTGGATGGGAATTAGAGTTGATGGCTTCCCCCGGCAGAGGTCAAGTAGATACAGGAGAAGTTATTTCGAGATATGATGTTCGGATTGCACAGTCGATGCTGGCAGATATCATCATGCTTGGCCATGGCCAAACAGGCAGTTATGCGCTCGCAGATACAAAGCATGAATTATTAATGAGTGCTTTGGAGTCGTGGCTGGAGACGATTGTAGAGACTTTTAACAGGTATGCGATCCCGGAATTACTACGACTGAATGGTTGGGACGATTCAGAGAAATATCCCAAATTATTGACTTCACCTGTGAAGAAGATAGATCCGCTGAAGTTAGCTAACACGCTGTATAGATTGATTGGCGTAGACGCTATCAAGGCTGACACTCCGTTGGAGAAGTACTTGCGGGATTTCCTTGGATTACCTGACGCTGATCCAGACGAGAGTGAAGTAATTGAAGAGGATGAGGAGAATCCTGATAATTCCCAGAGGGATTTGAATAGGCCGGATAATATTAACAGGCCAGCGTCGGCGGACGGATCATATAATCAAGAAAACATAGATAAGTAGGGCTGATGTTGTAATTTCAAAATTTGAAAATACAAGTCCCGGATCAAGGGGAGGTGGCTACATGTGAATCAACAAATTATAGAGAAGGAAGATCGACTCAACTACGTGCTGGGCGTCGCGTATGAGCCCGATGTAACGGATTTGCAGGGCGACTATATGGACGCTGATACAGTGCGGAAGGTCGCATGGGATTTTATGGATCGTTTAACGGGCCGCGATAAAGAGGAAGTCGACAAGGCCTTCATCGAAGAATTAACAGAAGCATACGAAAATAATGAAGATGTTTATATCGACATGGAGAAATTATCCGAAGTCGCGAACGAATTAGAAAAGAATGTCGGAGACATGCACGATGAGACTGGCGATCACATAGGACGTATTGTCGAATCCTACATTGCACCCAGCGACATGGAAATCAACGGAGAAAATATACGCAAAGGCACGTGGTTAGTAGGCGTCGTCTTCTCTGATCCCTATTACCAGAAAGTACTCCGTGGTGAATGGACTGGATTATCAATAGGCGGTTATATCCAGGCTGCTATGGAGGAGTAGAGGAGGTGAGTCTGGTTGAGCACATATCGAAGAAAAAGGCGGAAGATAGTTGATGCTGTAGTTAAGGAAATCAGCGGTGTTGATCGGCCTGCTAATAATAGGAGATTTCTCCTAGTAAAGCGGGCTGACAATATAGATGAGAACTCGAAAGGAGGGAATTTTGACGACATGACTTTTGAAGAATTAATTGCGAAGGTTGAAGATGAAGAGTTGCGGAACGACTTGGAGAGTAAGATTGAAGTCCGGAAGCAATGGGAAGACTCTGTGAAGGAGGAGAAGGCTAAGTTAGAGAAACGCATCGAAGAACTCGAATCTCAATTAGAGAAGATGCAGGAAGATAATGACGACAAAGAAGGCGATGCTGAAGATCTTCCCGAGGACGTCCAAAAAAGGTTCGATGAGATGCAACAGCGGATTCAAGCTGCCGAAGAAATGGCCAAGACTGAGAAGAATGCTCGGATGAAAGTAGAATTCCAAAAGAGGGCTGAAGGATATAGTAATGTAGCCGATGTTGACAAACTTACTGATGTACTTATGAAAGCCCACGCTAAGGATGACGAGCTGGCCGAGATGGTGGAAGATGTACTGAAGTCCGCACATGAACGTATTGAGAAGGGCGACTTATTTAAGCAGTCGGGCGCTAACGATAACGAAGGCCCCACTACTGCGTATGAGAAGGCTGTCCAGCGTGCAGAAGAGCGCATTAAGGACGATTCTGACCTGACGCTCTCTAAAGCTATTACTGAGGAGCTGGAGCGCGATCCAGATTTGTATCAGCAATATCTGGATGAGAATGATCTCCAGTAATCTAGAAGGAGGTGACCTGAAGAATGGCATGGGATGCAATAAAGATGAATCTGCCGGCAATGAAAGCTGGTGAGGACTTAACTGATGATCAATACAAATTCGTGTATTTAAGTGAAGATAACGAAGTCAGCGTCTGTGACGACGCCGAGACGCCCCTAGGAGTATTACAAAATAATCCGCCTTACGGGAATACTGATTACGACTCTGATACTGCTGGATCGGCTACTGTAACGATCCTAGGTGTCAGTAAAGTCAAAGCAGGTACTGGAGGCATTAGCAGGGGCGACTATGTCGCATCGGATTCTGACGGCAAGGCTGCTGTGGGTAATGAAGACGAAAACGCTGTAGGGATAGCACTGGAGGATTCGGAAGAAGATGGACATATTATATCTGTACTTCTGAATACTATAACTCCAGTTGACCGCAGCACTGGAGAATAAGAGGAGGTGAATTTACATAATGCCACACGTAACTAGAAAGAATAATCCGACTCCGCAGAATGTCCATGTCAATCAAATACTCACAAACATCTCGGTAGCTTACATACAAGATACCGATAACTTCGTGAATGACAAGATATTCCCGCGGATTCCAGTACAAAAGCAGAGCGATAAGTACTTCAAGTATGATAAGGGAGATTGGTTCCGCGATGAGGCACAGCGGAGAGCTCCTTCTACTGAATCGGTAGGTAGTGGATACCGTATTTCGACCGATACTTACTTCTGTGATGTCTATGCGTTGCATAAGGACGTAGACGATCAGACTCGGGCCAATACTGATAATCCGTTGGATGCCGATCGCGACGCTACTGAATTTGTGACTCAGCGGCTAATGGTATCCAAGGAGCGTCAGTTTGTAGATGACTACATCGGTACTGGTATTTGGGGTGAAGACGTTGATCTCAGCGGCGGTACTTACGAACAACTAGACGACGACTCTTCTGATCCTATCAAATACGTTGATGAAGCAAAAGACGATGTTGAAACTGAGACTGGCTATACACCGAATGTCTTGTGCATGGATATCCAAACCTGGCGTGCATTGAAGGAACATGGTGACTTGATCGACAGGTACAAGTATACTCAATCGGGAATCATGACTCCTGAATTAATCGCACCATTATTCGGTATGGATCGTATCCTGATCGCCAGCGGTATTTATAACAAAGGACAAGAAGGCCGGGATGACGATTTCGATCGGATTCACCCAAACTTCATGTTCCTTGCATATGTACCCGAGAGGCCTGGATTACGGCGTCCATCTGCAGGCTACACATTCACCTGGACTGGATATGGTGGAGCTAATGCATATGGTGTGACTATGAATCGTTTCCGTATGCAGAACATCAAGGCTGATCGTATCGAAGGTGAGATGGCGTATGACCACAAGATTGTCGCGGAAGATCTGGCCGTGTTCTTCCATAACACTATTAGCAGCTAAGGAGTGTAGCCAATGGTAGGTGGTGTATCCTCGGAGTATACTTACTCATTGTATACTCCGAGGAATTTGCCTATCAGGAGGTGTAACGATGGATACTGTAGATAAAATCAGACAGTTGCTTGGAGGTGTGTCAGAGGAAATCGTCAGTGATGAATTGCTGCAGGAATTGCTGGCGATGAACGACGAAGATATTACGCAGACCGCAGCTGCTGCGGCACAAATCGTCGGAAGACATTACGCGCTAAAGGCGACCAGGGCGATCGGGGATACCAGGATTGAATATAACAGGCAGGCAGGATTGTGGATAGATATAGCCAAAGAGATGGAAGAACGCGCTGCAGGACTCGCGAAGCCATTCTTTGGAGGTACATCTAAGAGGCAGAAAGAATTAGAAGAAGCAGACGAGGATCGTCCGCAGAGTGATTTCTGGCGCGGGATGTTCGAAGGCGGTGATTTGTATGACTGGCA